TTTCCTCATCAATATCTTCAAAACTTATTAGAGTGTTACTTCCACTCACAACAATGTGATTTCTTTGACTTTCTGAAAAAACTCGTGGGTCTGATAAATAGTCTGTGTATTTTTGTCTTTGATTTTCAATTCTGTCTAAATAGAACTGATAACTTTTTAGTTCTTCTTCTGTGTAAGGCACTTTTTTACCTCGTTACTTTAAATATGTGGTCTTCATCTAGTATATGTTCTACTCTTGTATTTCCACTACCACTTACAACTTTGTATAAGAAACGATAGTGTCTTTCTGGTTGGAAAGCATTTAAATCTAATCTGAAATAATTACCTGTTCCATCACAACTCAAATAAGAACCAGTTGAAAATGGTATAATTGTATCCTCTGTCAATGCATCTCTAACTGAATATTGACTTTGACTAGGAATAAATTTTACTGTCAGATTTTGAGAACTTGTTGAATAAGTTCTTGTTGGAAATCTTTCACGACCATACACTCTAAATCTAACTTTTGATTTCTCTTTATATTCTTCTCTTAAACCTTTCATATAAACGGTAACTTCATCAATGTCATCTGCACCTAATGTTGTTAATGAACCAGTATTAAATGTTGCGTCATCATACTCCACTTCTAACTTTGGTGGATAAATTGTGTGTGTATCTCTTGAAAAGAAAGAGAAGTTTCCAAGTCTATCTGTGCTTCCTTCATCTAATGAAGATGATGTATTACCAATACTACCTGAACGCTTTACTATAAATCCTTCATTAACTATAGAACCACTAATCCACTTGGTCACAATATCTGTAACATCCATTCTCATATCTGTTGTTTCGTGATTGAATGACTGGGATGCTTCATAACCACTTCCTGCATACCAAGTTCCACCTGTATTGTTTGAACCACTTATCCATTGAGTTCCTGTTGTTTGACCATCACGATATCTCCAAGAACAACCTTCTGTTGTTGCTGGTTGGTCGAAGAATCTTCCATCACCTTGAACCCAAGACTGACTTACTGGGTGTGCATATAAAGATTGACTTGTTGCTAATTCAGTTGACTTTGCGTCGTATAAATTTAAATAATATCTTGCGTTTTCAGGAACAATTCCTGCTACTATTGATGATGATATATCTGATATATCAAATTTGATTAAAGTTCGTGATACATTTACTACTGAACCATCTGCGTTCATATCTTTACGAACTTCTAATATTTCGTCTAATCCAGTATTTCTACTTTGTGTAGCACTACCCTCGTAAAGTGTTGCGTCTTTTTCTGCGAAACTAAAGAAATGCATTATTATTGTCCTCCATTACTATTTTCACCACCAACCACATTACCAACAATGTCTTTTAATGGATATTTTAATTCAAATATACTTGGGTCAAGTGCTGGATATACTACTCCATTTTTATTTGCGGATTGTATATCATATACATTACCACTATAACCATCTATAGCTTTATATTTGTTTGTTATTCTCAAATCTGTAACTGATGCTACTCCATCGATATTTGATATTTCGTTTTGTAGTTTTGAAAGTATGATTGGTTGGTTTATTTGCCATCTATCAATTTCAAAATAGTTTTTAATTAAATTATTAACTGCGACTAATACAAGTGGATGATTTGAATTATTTGTTGTAACTATCGAATAATTAACACCAATATTAATAACATATCCGTTTTTAATATTAACAGCATCTGTTATTGGTCTAAATCTTATTAAATAAGTTTTTAAATTTTCTTTTACTGCATCATTTACACTTGTTAAGAACTTACTACTATCATATCCAAGAACATATAAATTTAGTGCTAATGGATTTTGTTGTGGTTGTGTTGTATCACTAGTTGATAAAACATCATCTTGGACTATGTAAGCTTTTGCTATATTCCCATACTTGTCTGGTAAAGAATAAGTTCTTACAATGTAATCTTCTTTGGTAACTGTTCTACCTTGTGATTGGAAATGTGCTTTAATGTTCTCTCTTAACTCTTCTGGTGATTCAGCTCCAAGACCACCACTTGATGCTTCTGGATTTGAAAACGCTACTGAATTTTTTACAAATTCTGTCATTGGTAAATTTAATGATGTAGTATCTATTTCAAAACTAATTCCTGATATTTTTGTAATATCACCAGATGGAACATTGTCTGTATTTCCACCACCATATGAATATTGTATTGTTAATGTTGTATCATTTGGTGCTTCCCCATATGTTTTTGTTTTTAAAAAGTTTGTAGGGTCAAATGATTCAAATAATTTTGTAGGACTATCTGATAAGTTTGAACCTATGTTGTCTGGGTTTGGAATAATTTCTTCGTCTGGACTATCACTAACACCAGCTCCAAATCTTAATTCCATTTGTGCGTCTGGTCTTCTAAAAGTTGTAAATCTTTTTGATGCTCTTTTTAATTTAAGTAAGAAAGGAACATTAGCTGAATACTCTGCTAGTGTTGGGTCATTATCAGAAACATTTTCTGTTTCATCAAATACTGTGTCTTGTGCTAAAGAATCAACTTCATACCAAGTATTTCCATCACTATCAACACAACTTATTACTTCTATAATGTTTTGATTTGCTAATTTAATTCTTGAATATTTTTTTGCTCCAGTAAATGTATGGTCTTCTGATACTATATTTCCACTTTTAGCTTGAACTTCTTTTTTAAGTAAATAAAATGTGGGTGTTTGTGTATTTGTATCTCTTTCAAAAATTTCAAAAGTTCTTGGTGACCTTATCGAATTGTATTTAAAATTACAATCTTGTATAGTTCTAAATGTTGTTCCATTTGTAGACTCAATTCTTGCTCCGACTGGTATATTTAATGAATAATCATAATCTGGTTCTACATTATTACCACTACCTTTTGCAGGAACTAATTGAAATACTTCCATTTTTACACTTGAAGGAGCTGATAATCTTGGTTTATATCCAAATGTTTGTGCCATTGAGTAAAGAGTTCTTATTTCTTCTGAGTATCCTAGTAGAGATTCTTTAAATTGTGAATCAACATAATAGGACATCACATCACCAACATAAGCTGCCATTTCAATAAACATCATACCTGGTGATGACTCATTAAAATCTTGATGTGAATTTGGATAATATTGTTTTGCAAATTCTATAAGATTACTTCTAAATTGTGAAAAGTCTTTATTTAAATATTTTACATCTTTTGTTACATTTGGCATTTATTTATTCTCCTTCAATATCCAAAGTTATTGTATTAAATCTGTTTGGGTCATAATTTAAAGAAAAATCTATACTAACCTTTATCTGATTTAGATTTGTTTCATTTTCTATTACATTAACATTAGATATATTTATATAAGGTAACCAATTAGACATAGCGTCACTTATAGCTTCCTTAATATCATTATTAATGTTATCGTCCGCTTGTTCAAACAATAAACTTCTTAGGTCAGAACCAAAATCAGGTTGCATTACTCTTTCACCTTTTGATGTTAGTAAAAGATTTTTTATATTATGTCCGGCTTGTTCTAATGTAGTTGCTGTTTGACCGAACAAACCTCTACTACTTCTAGCGAAAGGAAGTTCTAAACCTATTTTAATATCTGGGTTTAAATCGTTTTCTCGTGCACTTGCCATTATTTACCTTTTTTCTTTTTATCAATAGCTTTTATTAAACCAGAATAGTCTCTTGTTAAAGCGTTCTTTAAGTGCTCTGGAGCTGCATCTGGATTCATACCAGCACTTTTCAATGTGCTTGCGGCCGCTACTTCTCGTTTAATTTCTTTATTTCCCATACCACTTCCAACACCACTTCCATAACCTAATAGTTCAGTCATGCGATTTGAATCAAAAGTTCCACCGCCTAATGATGGATACTCTTCCAAATCTCTTGAACCATTTGCAGTTTCGTTTAGAATTTTGTTAAGTGTCGGGTCATCTGTGAACTTTTGTTCTTTAACCTTTTTTCTCTTAACTACTGGTTTTGTTTTGGGAATATTCGTTTCGTTAATAAGTATATCGGTTATCTGTTTTTTAACCTCTTGTTTGACAACTTCTTTTATTAACGATACTAATTTATTCGATTTCATTTTTACTCCTATTTTTTCTTCTTAATCGTTACGATATCTTTGTTCATAAAATCTAATGTTGCGAAACTTCTGAACACTGTTATTAAATCTGCTACCAATTTAAATTTCTTTGGATTTGGTGCACCATTTGGTAAAAGGTCAGGTGTTTCTGCTAAATCTTTTTGTAATTTATTTACTTTGTCTTGAACTTTTGTAAATTCTTGTGCATCAAAGGTAAAGGATACTTGTCTAATTTGTTTAATTTTCTTTTCAATGTCTTTGTAAGCATCTTTCATTTTGTCATCAAGGTCTTTTAAATCTTTAATTCCTTTATCAAATGCCTCTTGACCTTTATCTTTTGCTTGTATAAATTCGTCTTTAGTCTTATTAAAACTATCAACTATTTTTGTTTTAGTTCTTTCTCGTAACGAATCAATAGCTTTTTCAGTTTCTCCTGTTGCTATTTGTCCACCAGCGTTATGTTTAATTTCTGTGTTACCACCTACCACTTCTACCAAATCACCACCTTGTAATTTTAATTGTTTTTTAGCATTAATTACAATATAATCTGCATCTAATACAATCTTTTTACCAGTTACTATGTTTGAACCCATTTTACTATTTGGATTCTTAACTTTTACATTTCCACCGTCTTGTATATAAATAGAAGCTGCATCTTTTTCTAAATCATAACTTGGGTTTTCTCTACCGTGAGCAACCAACTTAATTGATGAACCTACCAAATCTTGAGAACCTATATTAATAGAATTATTAAATCTACCTTGAAAAATAATATCACCAGCGTTAGCTAATACTGGTTTATTGAACATAGGTGATGTTGAAATTGTTGGTGAAGCTTGTCCAACCTTACCCTTATTTACCAATCCTGTCATAATATTATTATTTGGATTGTTTTGGTGATTTAAAATAGTTGTATAGTATGTTCTACCGAGATAGTTTACACAAACAACATTTTCACCAATCACAGGATATCTTTTAATATGTGGGTCTAATGGTAATACCCATTCTTCACCCTTTGGTAAAGTTTTTTTTGTATTATCATTTACCCAATATCCTTTAACTGCTCCATAATACTTATAATCTCTTTTACCAATTACTCTTCTTTTTCTTGGTAGTTCTTTTTTATCTAATAAAATGTCTTGAACTGAAAATAATTCTAGTTCATAGAACTCAAATTCTGAACCTTTTATTAAATTTACTACTTCACCTTTAATTTTGTTAAAAAATTCATTGGTGTTTCCAAGTGCTACATTATTAATTGGTTTTTTATATGGCATTTTTTAATCTTTTTTAGAAGAACTTATTTCTTTTGTAATCTTGTCAGATGCTTTTTGTAAATCCATAGTATCGTGTTCCACTATGGTTTGTAGTATCTGTTCTTTTTCGTTTTCAGATAACCCGAACTCACTTTCAGACTCACCCTTATTTTCTGCAGAAATAATTTTCTGAACAATTGAAGCTAATTTAATCAATAATTCATCATTTCTAACATTGATTTCTAAGTATTCTTTCATCATTGGTATAATCTGAACTGCTGTATCACCATCTTTTATCATTGCTGTGATATTTTTTGTCAAAACATCTAATTGGTTTCTGTTATAGGTTTGGTTTTGATAAATATCTTCAAATAGTGAGGCTAACGATTTACCTTTGAATATTTCATAATCGTTTGACATAATATAATCCTTTGGTAATAAATATATGGCAATAAAAAAAGGGAACAAAATATTTTATTCTGTTCCCAATTTTTAATTAAGCAATATGTAGGATTTATTGCTTATGTATTTCGTGTTCCTACTTACGAAATAAACCGACTAATACCACTAAAGTGATGAAACCAGCAAAACCAGCATCCCCAAACTTATTAACTAGTGATATCAGATTACCGATTACATCCATTCCAAACATTCCACCTGGAAATAAAATCCCTGCTACTGCTCCGAATGCAATAAGTGATAGTGATAAATGAATTAAATCATTTACATATCCTTTTATTGTTGTTACGATATCTTTCATAGTCTATATCCTCCGTATTATTGAACTAACATTGAGTCTATCCTGTGTAAGCGATTAACCCAAATTCTTTAATAAGTAATTATATATATTAATTATGGATAACAAATGACCCGGTGGTCTTTGTATCTATATATCCATTTAGTTGAAATTCTTTATAAATTCCTTTTTGATATTTCTTCATTACATTAATAACTCTTGTAATGTGTTGTGTGTTTGACTGCGTCATTTCCCTTATTAAGATGTATAACGCTTTTTTGTTGAAATTTTCTATATTACCTTTTATTCTAAAAATATGTAATACTGCGTCAGCAACACGAATATCTTTATGTCGTCTGAATATTACATTCATATTATTATCCCAGTATTCTAACATTTGTTTTACAAACTCATTGTATGCTTGACTTGTATCTTTCTGTTGTATTTCTGTTTGAATACTTCTATCCCAATCCAACACATCTTCTTTATCGTGTGTTTTCATTTTTTTATAATTGTTATTGTTGTGTAAGATTAAATAATTTTTAGCTACAATACTAAAGTAAGAGAAAGCTTTCCCTTTACCAGCTGTAAACTTGTGCATATTCATAACTAAAAAACTAACTACTTCGTGTTTTACTTCTTCTGAAGAAACATCAAAGTAATAAAATTTAAATGTATGAATTATATTTTCACACAATTTGTCAAATGCCGCAGCTATGTGGTCGTTGTAAATCTTATTTCTCATAGGAGCTCTTTCTTCACTATTATAACGAATAATAGCGTCCTCTGTTTTCTGTGTAAAATAATATCTTGATGAACCCTTTTTAGCTTTTCTTGGCATTATAACTCCTCTTCTGTTAATTCTTCTAGTGATTTTACTTCTTCTTTAATCTGTGTAAAAATTGCTCCTACTTCATCATCTACTTCAAAATATCCTTTGTAGTCTATTTCAGTAAGATTTGTATTAACTTGTTGAATCTTGTCAATATACCTTTCAGTCCAATCTTCAAGTTTCTCTTGTTTAATCAGTAAGTTCCAAATTGCATATCCTTGAAGTAAACAAATTACAACAAAGATTCCTAATATTATTTCTACTATCATCTTTTCTCTCCAAATAATTCCTCAAATAAATCGTTTGTTATTTTAGGTTTTTCATCTTTAACTTTATCAGGACTACCAACTACTTCTTTTAGACTTTGTATTCTTTCTTGAACTTCTGTCTCATCTTTCTCAATTGACTCTTTTGTAAGACGACCCTCTATCTGAGCGGCCATCATATCAGCTTGGTGAAGAATATATTGTATGGTTGAACGAAGTTGAAACTCTGACTTATAAGCTATTAAATAACTTTTATTTGCTTCTTCATACATTCCGTCTGTTAATCTAATACCGATAAATTCTTTTTTACTAATTTTAATATTATAATGTTGTAATAAGAAAAATGCTCTATCTGTTACTGACATATATTCACACTTTGGATTGTGTGTAAATATTTCCCCCATATTTTTTCTTCTCCACTCATTATCTTGTGGAACATAATAATCGTTTTCCAAATCACCAACTTTACCCAAGTCGTGATGAATCGCTGAAAAAACTAATTCTTCTTCTGTAAAGTCTACTTTACTACCATTCTGTTCCCATAGTTCTTTTACCTTTAATGATAAATCTACTACTCTGTTTATATGGTCTACATAACCACCTAACATTGCGTTATGATAATGTTCCTTAGCACTTGCGGGAGCCATCATAAATCTATCTTCCATATCATTATACATTTTTAAGACTTTATCTTTCCTATCTCCAGTTAT